AGTAGCCGATATATCCCTGATACTTGGCGGCGGTGTACTGCGTGATGTCAGCAACGCTCCAAAATCGGTATAGGAATTTTTACCATTTATCGTTATACTAGACATTGTCAGCCACCCTCCTAGCATTCAGATTGATTTTTTCAGCCATAGCAACGTCCATGTATGGTGCTGTCACTGTGGCAAAACGTTTTCCGTCAATGTTCATAACCACTGTCAGATCACCGCTCTTGCCGTGTTGTGTGGTGCTGTCGGCTTCGGTTGATATTTTGTCAGCCGTTTTTCTTGCGTTCTGTCTGCCTATCATGACAGGATCCATTTCAGCCGATACGCCTGCAACGCTGTCAACGATAGCCTGTGCCTCGTTCACTGGTTCGTCCGCAGCGTCTTCCATACCGACAGCGATACCAGACGGCAGATACTGACCGACCTTTTTCGCCATAACCCTTGAAGGCGAATGAATGTCGAAAAAATCACAGAATCCGTCTATAATGGCACTTCCAACATCTTCAACAACGCTCCAAATTCCACTGACGGCAGAAACCAAGCCGTTTAAAATGCCCTTGAGGATATTTGCGCCCAAGTCCAGCCAATCAACTTCCTTGAAGCCGTCTATGATAGCGCTGATTATATCAGGCAATGCGTCTATGATAGCAGGTATAGCGTCAGGAAATCCCTTTGCTAATGCGACTATCAACTCCATGCCTGCCTTGACCAGCGCAGGCAGATTTTCCGTCAACGAATCTGTTATAACAGGTATCAACGCTATTATTGCGTCAATCAAATCAGGTGTGCATTTGGTCAGACCTGTTATCAATCCTGTTAGTAATTGGAAACCGCCCTCGATAATTGCAGGCAGATTTTCAATCAGCGTGTCAGTTATTTGTTTTATCAAACTAGGTAACATCGGCATCAACTGTCCGATAACGTCATTTAGTCCGTCAATCAGACCCAAAAACAGTGTGATTGCGCCCTGCACCAGTTCAGGCACTAGCGTCGGGATAGTTGAAACCAACGCATTTATCAGCCCGAAAAAGCCGTTAAGCAGTGACGGCAGAATTGAGTTGATTAGTGACGGGGCTGATTGTGCCAGCGATTGAATGATAGATGTTAAAACTGTGGTTGCCGCTGTGATTAGCGTAGGTGCGTTTTCGGCAAGCGTTTCTGACGCAGAACTGAACAGCCCAGATATAACAATCGGGATTTGTTCGGTCAAGCTGTCAAGACCGCCACTGTCATATGCGTCTAGCAAACTAGAAACGCCGTCAAACAGTTTGGTGAAACCGCCCGACAATTTCTGAACAGCTGGTAACGATTTTGTCAGAAAATCTGCCGCCATTCCCTTTGCACCAGCCATAACAGGCGTGAATGCAGTTCCCAAAGACGCAAGGGCGTCCTGCAATTCAAAACTAGCACGTTCATAGTCCAGCGTTGATTTATTTGCTGATTGGTATTCGTCATTGATTTCCGACAGACCCGAATTTGCCAACCAATCAAGGGCATACTGCTGACGTTCTGCCTCTGATGTGCAATTCTGTAGACCCGCATTAAAATCGTCAACGCTATCACCCATACGCCCGATAAGTTCTGAAAACTGACCTGTCGCAGCACCTGTGGCAAGGGTTTCCTGCAGACTATCTGAAAGGCTCTCAATTTTCAAGGTATCAGGGAATTTTTCAACCGCTCCGCTGAGTGCATTTATAGCAGGCGTCATTTGTTCATCGCTGAAACCAACAGCCATAAGGTTTGATAACGCTTCAATGCTCGAATCGGACTCGCCTGTGATAGCCACCAAATCTTGCATTTTTGATTTCATAAAGTCAAAATTGTTGCCACTGGTTTCGGCGTTCGTTTTCAATTTGGTCATATCGCTGTTCCACTCACGGCTTGCTTCAACGTTTGCCGCAAGCGCCGTTGTTACAGCCGCAAGACCAACACCTATGGTCTGCGTGTATTTTTTGAACCCATCAGCCGCCTTGCCTATCATGGCTGTGTCTATTTTGCCCAGCGTTGCCGTGAACTTTACGGCTTTGCTTGTTGCACCGCCTATGACAGAACCGACTTTTTCGACTTTCTTTATGACAGGCTCGACCTTGTCTTTGGCTTCTTTGAACGCAGTGCCGATAACGTGAATGTTTTTCTTCTCGTCTTTCAGGCTTGACAGCTTCGACTTCGTTGTTTCCAACTCTCGCTGAAACGCACGATACTGTCCTGCGTCTATCTCGCCTTTTTTATACTGCGCTGTGACCTGTGATTGTGCTTCTTTTAGCACGTCCAACTTTGACTTTGTCTCTTTGATACTATCTTTCAGCAGGTCTTGCTTTTGCTTGACCAACGTGACGTTATTCGGGTCTAGCTTCAGGGCTTTATCGACCGCTTTCAACTCGCTTTCCAGCTCACGGCTCTTTTTGTTTGTTTCTTTCAGCGCCTTGTCAAGACCTGTGGTGTCACCGCCTATTTTTATCGTAATACCTTTTATGCTACTTTTTGCCACCTATCATTACCCCCTTTCCGAAATTTTCTCTCAAAGCCTGTCGGTCAGGCTTCGTCAGGGTCAGCCTATATGCGTTGTCTAGGTACTCTTGACCGCTCTCTGTCTGCCTGAGCCGTGCGATAAATGCGTCACGACGTATTAGCAGATAGTCATAGTAGTCCATATCATCAACATCATATAGCGATATACCCATATAGTCCGCAACTAACTTTTCCCACGTTGAGGAAATTTCATATTTCTCCCCCTCCCTATCCTGCGGTGGATAGTAGGGGAGCGCTAGTTTTTTGAATTTTTGATTTCCAGCAGATAGTCGATATATGTGCGGTAGAATGTTTGAATGTCGTATATATCCCAATCAGCCAGTGTTTCAGTCGTTATTGGTATCTTTGCGATGTTGTGTGACATCAGCTTTGCACACATCTCAATTGCTTCATCTAGCTTGTTGCCGCCTAACTTTGCGGATATTTCCCCGAACGCTTCAATCTCACCCTTTGTGGGTGGCATAACAAAAATCGTGGTATGCTTTTCATCAGCCAGCTCAATACGCAGGCTAGGTTTTTGCATTTTATTGAAATTCAACGTCTTTGGCATTTTTATACACCTCCAAAAAAACAGCCCACTGAAAATCTCAGCAGGCTGTGTATTTGTGTTGCTTATGTGGCACTTATTGACTTATCCTCTTCGATGTAGGTAATCAGCGTTCCTTCGCTGTCGCTTGGCAGTGCTTTGAATTCTGCGTCAATAACGCTTTCCTTGTCCTTTGCAAATGCCAGCTCAATGCCGCTCTGGTTGTTGCCCACGATCATGACCCATATATCTCCGTCAGCTGCGTCAACGTGGTGGAAACACAAAACATACTTCTTACGACGTATATTCTTCAGACCACCGATTTTGACAGTTCTACGTTTCTTGCTGGTATCTTCTGTAACTCTTGCGGTATCGCAGAGAACGTCAAGCGTATTGCCGTTGAATACTACGATTCCAGTTTTCAGTGTAGCCTCTTCTTCGGTGGTGATTGTTTTCTGGTGCGTGCCGTCATCATCACTTGCCGTATAGGATGTCGGCTTATAAGACAGGGTTGCACCGCCCTGGATATAGCCCAAAACATTGGCTTTGGTGCAGATAGTATCAACATCAGGTATTGTTTCATCGTTGAAATCCTGATAGTAGATATAACCGCTTCCCAAGATGATGTTGCTTGGGGCTTTCTTTGTCTCAGCCATTTTAATTCCTCCTTTTTAAATTTGTGATTTATGTACGAACAATTTTTCAACAGATTTTGGGCGTTTGTTATTACTATTTAACGTTCTTAAAACTTCTTTTTGCCAAACGCAAACAAAATCGTCAGGTGCTTGCAGTTCCGAAATAAATACTGTGTTTTTCTCACTGATTTTTCTCATGTATTCCCAAAATTCAGAACTATCAAATTCGCCTGTTGAATAGCCTGTAACGCCAGCATATGGTGGGTCAGCGTATACTATAGAGCCGTCGGGAATATCAACGCTACGATAATCAACACAGATAAATTTTGCTGTTTTAAGATTTTCAATATCTCGCATTATAGCATTCTTACCTTGCTTGGCATAATTGTCGCCGTTTCTGTTCCGGGCATAGCACTGAAACCACATTCCGCCAAACGAACACGCAAAGCCCACAAAGCCAGCCAACGCCTTATCCTCGTCCTTATGCTCACGAATATATCTATATTGTTCTTCGGATATATTTTCGGGCAAATCATAGCCGTTTTGTAGTGCCTGATACATAGCTATCAGATATGGGTGCAGGTCATTGCATATAACATTTTCAAAATGTGGTGCTAATTTTGTTTCGATTGCACAGCCGCCACAGAACAAACTTACAAACGTCTTAGTATTTTCCTTTTTTTGTAAAATAAGTTCTGAGATAGGTTTTGCAATTTTGCATTTACCGCCTAAATATTGCATTGTCTCTTCCTTTACTTCAAATAATTGGTAAATGAATATCTTATCTGATATTCCTTGCTGTCTTCAATCCAGCTTTCAGACTTTTCCAAGTCAAAATCTGCAAACTGTTTTTCAACAGCCGTTTCTAAATTAACGTCGATTTTTCTGGTGTACAATTCAATGACTATCGTCTGCTCTCGCAGGCTTGCGGGGTGCATATCGTCTCCGCTGTCTATGGTGCTTTCACGATAGAACACACAGTATGGCGTTTTCATTTCATCACGTGATGAATAGTATGCGACCTTGTCTTTCAGTTCGTCGATAGCCGTTAATCGTGAACGTATATCAGCCAATGTCAAATTCATTTCTTCAACCTCGTTTCTATCAGTTCAGGCAGTGCCTTTTGTGCATACTCCTCAACAGGTTTAATATGCACAAATGCCTTTACTCTGCCCTTACCGCCTTTCTTTGCGTGACCGTGCTCCAGCAAATGTGTCAAATAATAGTATTTTTTGTTGCGCACAATCACACGCTTGTTGCCCGATTTAGCGTATACTGTTTCAGCTTTCCAGCTTTCGGCATACTTGCCTGTGCGGCGTGGTGATGTGGTTTTCAGCTTTTCGACACACTGGTCTGCAACCTCGTCGATACAGCCGTCAACTATTTTTGCAGTTTCTTCACTGTATTCTTTCAGGTCATCAGCGACCTGTTTTGCCAGTTTGCTGACATCAATTTCAACCGATTTCATCAGCTATCACCGCCAAAACGTTCAGCCGTCAGTTCAATGGCTGTTCCTGCGACATATGTGCGTATGATACGATACTCCCGACCGTTATAGAATAACATATCTTCATCATCATAGTCATAGTAATCTGCCATTTTGATTTTCAGCGTGGGTTGAAACCCTGCTTGTGCGGCGCTGTAAAATTCAGACCGTGAGATTGATGATACTTGACAGAACACTTCTTTGGCGTTCTCCCAATCAACGACCTTTTCTTGGTTTCCTATCTCGTCCGAAACTATCTTTGCTTTGGCGATTTTTACAACATCATTAAACACTGTTAAATCCCCTCCGTGTAGTCCTCGTTCAGACTTAGTGCGTCTCGCAGGCGCTCGTAATTTTTGCGGAAATTTTCTCCCTTGCCGTTGAAATCATACTGCCATTTGACATAGTTTTCGATAGCCTTTTTCAGAATTGCGCTGCAATCGTCAGCGTCAAAGGGAACGAACACGCCCACACGCTTCAAGTCTTCCATGCAGGCGTCAACGTTTGACATAATGTCGCTATCTAGCTTGTTATGCGATATCCTCAGCGAATTTTTCAAACTTTCAAGCATTCGTTATGCCCCCTTTATCATCATGATTACTTGCTCTTTTTTGTGAGCGTTACAAGACTGTTCTTGTCGACGACCTTGCCGTCTACCAACATGATACCCTTTATAACCTGATCCTCAGTGTCATTATCCTCATATCTCTTGATTGTCATCTGGAGATTTGTGTTGAGAATATAATCCTCAGGGCGGAAAAGGAAAGCGACGATTGTGTCAGCTGATACAGTGTCGGTATAAGCGGCGATATCATCTGAGAACACAACAGGTGTGCCAAGAATAGATGGCTGCATACTACCGTTGATACCATAGTTGACCCTTGCGATAGGCTGTCCCTGAGTATCTGTCATTGCCTGGATAGTGCAGAATGTTGACCAGTTCATAAACCACTTAACGCCTGCTCTATAACCTGACGGAATTTTTGACATCATATTCCACAGGGTATCGTATGTAATGCCGCTTGCCAGTGCAACGTTCACATTCTGACCGCTGACAACAGTTTCTGTCAGAATGCCCTTTGGTCTGGTTGTGCCGTCGCCCTTGATGATTGCTGTCTCGATAGCAGCGATCATTGCGTCGGCTACCTGATTAACGAACACAGTTTCAAAGAAATCAAGAGATACTATCGAAACTTCAAGCGACATTGAAATTGGGCATCTGAGCTTGAAGTAGCTGAAAGTGATTGAACCTGTAGTCTTTTTCTGTGTGTCAGAGCTTGCACCCTCGGCGACCCATGTTGCAACTGGCTTGGCGCTTGATGTAGGGATTGTCACGCCACCCTTGATGTTTGTCTTTGTGACAAGGGCATAGATCTGGCCGTGTTCCTCCAGCTTTTCAACGATTCTCTGCATGGTTGTTGACGGAATAACAGCCGCAACGTCAGTGGTCTTTGTGCTCTGCGCTTCGTTCGCAAACTTCGCAGGGATTGGTGTACCCTCGAGAACGTTGTGCATAAATGCAGTTCTGTACTCGATGCTGTCATAGATGTTTGATGTGTGTGTGATCGCATTCTCGTTCATCTTGTTTTCATTCCTTTCGATAATATTTTTCATGGTGTCTGACGCATGGTCTTTTGTCATAGCGTTCAGATTTGCCTGTGCCTTTGCCGCTTTTTCAGCGTCATTCATCAGCTTTTCGGCTTCCTCAAAATTGCCCTCGTCGATAAGAGCCTGAGCCTTGTCAAGCATTTCCTGTCTTGTCATTTTTATAACCCTCCTTTAGTTTGTCAAGCCTTGCCTGTGCTGTTATCTTTTTATCAGCACGCTCAGCTTTCATTTTTTCGATTACGTTCTGCGGTATGATATCGCAGTAGGCCGCCACAAGCTGTGACTTGACGTTCCTGCTTTCTGCGATTTCGTCTATCAACCCCAGTTCGACCGCTTCATCAGCCGTCAGCCATGTTTCCTTGTCCATGATTTCCAGTGCCTTTTCCTTTGTCATGCCTGATTTGGTTATGTAAGCATTTGCAATGGTCTCATTGGCTTTTTGCAGAACCTCTGACATTTTGTCCATGTCATGGTAATCACCTCTTGTCGCTGATGATACGTTATGCACCATGATCTGTGCCGTCGGTGATATATCTGACTTGCCTGCACACGCTATCACGCTTGCCGCACTTGCTGCAAGACCGACAACGTGTATCTTGACATCACCTGAATATTCACGGATTGCCGAATAGATTTCGGACGCCGCAAAAATATCACCACCGCCAGAGTTGATGTAAACTTCCAACGGCTCGCCTTTTTCAGTTGCTGCAGTTATATCATTTAAGACCCTCGCAGGGGAAGTGGCGTCAATGTCGAAAAGGTCATAGATCCACTGGTCATCATTCGGAATGATAGTACCTTTGACGTTAATTTTCATCATTTTCACCTCCCTCGCCGCTGTCTATCTTTGCCGTGTCAAGTCTGACATAGTATTGATCGCCCGAAGGAATGTCAGCCAGATTGAACACGCTTCGGATTTCGTTTGCATTCATGATACCTCTGTCGAAAAACTGCACCAAATTCAACTTAGTTGACATTGACGCAGTGCTCAGGTTGAACGCTTCAAAAACTATTTTGTTACCATATCCTCTTTCGATACGGCTGAATAGTTTTCGTGTAAATTCGCCAGCCAGTTCCATTACCACTGGTTCTATCTCCGATTCGTAGTAGGCGTTGTATTGGTCTTCGGTGTAGTTCGACTGCACGATATTTGCGTTTGTGTTAAACAGCGAATAAATTCTCTGTGTGGTTTTTTCCATGACCGATGAATTCGGCACATAGTCCTTTGCGTCAACTTGTTTTGCGTCCGCCTTGCTGTCAACCGCCGCAACACCTGTGCCGTTTTGAACGCTCATGAACTGCTCGCTGAACTCCTGCGCCTGCTTTTTCAAATCTTCAGGGCGCAGGGAGCTGGTGAACTTCAACAGCCAGCGAATAATTGACGAATTCTTGATTGCCTTGACAATGCCCTGGTCTGTAGTTGTCACGATTTCCATTAGTGGCGTCAGCGTTTCACTCAGCCGTTCGCCGAAGATATCGTCTTTGTAAAAATCACTACGTAAATGAATGATATCTGCATACGGAAACGTATATCTTTGCCCGTTGAAAAACGTGAATTTCAAATACAAATCGTTGCCGATATATACGCATTCCGCACTGTCCGCAGGAATAGGATATAGTTCAGTAGGATAGCCGTTGCCGTCACGGATAATCAGAATAAATGCGTTGTTGTTTAAACACAGCTGCGTTGCAATCTTTTCCAACATTTTTTGTAGCGTCATGAATTCATTTGGCTCTTCCAACAGCATTCGCATATATGGTTCAGGGTTTATCTCGATACTGCCGTCACCATTTCGGCTATATGATTTTCTGATATGCTTTGCGGTCAGTTTTCCAATAGCCTTGACCTTTGGGCGAATGCAGGCACGCACCAAATCCGACCGATAAACATTGCCGTCCCAACTATAGTAGCCGTTGCCGATTTCCGACATCATCTTATATCGGGTCACTACCTGTGATCTGTTTTTAAAACGATTTATCAGACCCATTTTTTCACCCCTTTCCTATATCAAACTCTCAAATTCTTCCTGCCGATTATAATAGACCACATATGCGTCTAGTAGCGCCGCAAGTCCGTCGATTCTTTGCGTTCGGTCAGATTTCTTACACGGCTGAATGTTGCCGTTGACATCTGTCTTTACAGCCGTATTCAGAAAACACCATTTGTCAATTGGATTGTTGCCGTAGACAATGTTGTGTCGCTGAAACTCAGCCTTCAAATTCTTCATTGGGTCAGACAGTGTTATAACGCCCTGACGCACAGGTACTAAAACACCCTTGCCAAACTCTTCTTCAAACGCTTTTATCAGCTCGTCTGAAACGTGCCAAGGGTCATAGCCGATAGCCAACGGATAAATATCTTCTTTATCCCTCAGTTCCAAAAACCAGTCTAGGATAACACGCTTATTGACCTTGTTTCCCTCACACGTCCTCAGCAGACCTTGTGATTTCCACAATTCATACGGCACACTATCTCGTCCACGTCTGTCACCCTTTTCAGCGTCAGCGTCAAGAACGGCTTGCGGAATCCAATACATAGATTTTACATACAATCTATCATCATCAGGCTTCTTGCAGATAGCCTTTGCGGCATTCAGGTCTATATAGTCAGCGGCGTCAAAACCACCGATGAAATATCTGAACGGATAGTCCGTGATAGGTTCTTCATTGTTCAGCTCGTCCCATGTCAGCCAGCCACTTTCGGTATTCTGCGGAAGGTTGAAATCCTTGACCATAACTGTTGCTTTGAAGCTAGGATCATCTTTGGCTTTTTGCACCATTTGGCGCAAATAGTCGGTTGATTTTATCGTGCCCAGCCCAGGGTTTGCTTTCAGCCAGCATTCTTCTTTGTCCCATTCGTCAGGGCTATCCAGTTCGTAGATAAACGGCAGAAACCTGTTATTATTTTCTGTCAGCCGTCCGTATAGCAAATTATTTGCATATTCGTATTGGGCGTCAAAAATGCCGCCACGAACAAAGCCGTTTGTAGTAATGCAAAATAAAATGGGCTGCTGTCTAGCACCCATTGCTTGCTTTATCAAATCATATAGATCTCGGTTCTTGATTGCCGCCAGTTCGTCAATAACACCGCAGTGAACGTCCAGACCGTCAAGGCTGTTTGAATTACTTGCAAGGGCTTTTATAAATCCCATGTTCAACGGGAAATATAAATCGGCTGCACATTTACGAATATGTTTGCTCAGTAGTGGCGATTGTTTTATCATTTTGTAGCAGGCATTAAAACCTAGCTTTGCCTGATCTAGCATTGTGGCGATGTTATATATCTGCGGTGAACCCTCTCCGTCATTGACTAGCATATCATTCTCGACCGCCGCAGTTTCCGTTGTCTTGCCGTTCTTTCGACCTTCGATTATCAAACATTCGTTATACTGACGCAGGTTGTTATCATCAACGAAACCGAATAGCGCCTGCAATCTTGCTTTTTGAAACAACTCCAACTTCAATGGCTGACCTAGTTTTCCAGACGGCTGTTTACAGAATTTTTCGATAAAATCCGTATGCCGTGTTGCAATAGCTTCGTCAAAATGAAATTCATCAGGGCTTGCAAATCTGTTCAGCAGCATTTCCGAAACCTTTTTCATTTTCTCACACGCAACGATATTTCCGTCATAAATGCCAGTAAAATATTTTTCAAACTCCGTCAACGCTTTGCACCGCCTAGGAATTCCAACAGCTCGTCACCCTCAGATTTTTGCAGGCTGTCAAGGATAATATCCTCAACTGTCTTTGCCATTGCATTATATTTTCCAATTAACGTTGCATACGCTTTGCTTGCAGGGTGCTCTGTCTTGACAGTAAAACCATTGCCGTTTGTTGCTTCGATGATTGCGCCCTCTGCTTTTATTTTTTTCTGATACTCGCTCAGCAGATTCTCCATGTACTCCAGCTGATCTAACAGCTTTATGCCCAGCTCTCTCTTAGCTGGTTCACAACTATCCACAGCTTTTCGCAGCTCGCTCAAATTCTTTTTGATTTTTGCCATTGTCAGATTACACCCCTTTATGTGATTTTGTTGCGCGTAAAAAATGACCTTTGCCCCCTCGGTATCTTAGGAAAAAATTCAGTCCAAATTTGAGGGGGGTACGGGCATACCAAATGCGTCAAATTCACATTTTGTTAATTTTTTAGGCGATTTTTGGTAAAAATGACCCTCGAAATTATCATGACATTTTTTGCATACAAATTCGAGATTGGCATGATTTAATGATACCTCAGGGTCACTAATGTTTGCTGGTGTCAACAATGTTCGGTGATGAACGATATATCCAGCACGTTCGTGACATTCTTCGCAAAGACCGCCGTCGATTAATATGCGTTTGTCAATGTAAGATTGGCGACACTTCTTCCATGCCACTGAGCGGTAAAAAGAATATGCAAAGTCTTTCATAGTGCCGCCCCCATAAAATAAAAATGCCACACGTGGGACACATTGCTAAGAGGTGTGTGTGGCTGATTGGTATCGGCGTCAACATCATTGCAGTATCGACCGATATATCCGCCATAGCTAATGCCATAGCGGAAGTCAGGAGATCTAAAACAAAAGAAGTAAAAAAACATGGAGCAGGTTAAGTGATGGCGCACCGCCCCTGCACATTGCCTGAGGGCTAGCCACTCAGGCGTAAAAAACGAGGTTGGCTTTTATTGAGGAGATAACCAACTGACCTTTGCCCTATCGGGCTATTATACAGTATAGCACATTAATTATTCCAATTCACTCCAATTTGCTCCACTCTTTTGGAATAACAATATTTTTCAGTGCCTCACCATGAATTCTGTAAATTGCGCTTTTGGAATAGTGCATATGGTCATTTATCCCCATTATGTATTTTCCATTCTTTTCATTGAACTTGCCTTCCAAACGCTGATAAAGAATGTACCGCCGTGTAAGCACCTCTCGCTGACTTGCGTCTGATAATGCGTCAATAGACTGCTCAATTTGCAGACGTTTGTCAATCAGTGCCAATGCTCGTTCTTGCTTTTTGTGTTCATATTCAGCAACTTTTTCTATAACTTTGGGCATTTTGTCGAAACTTCCGCTGCCATGACTGGCACCTGTATTCTCATAGGATATGCCAGCATACTCCAACTGCGACTTCAACTTTTCAATCGTCAATTCGATTAATTTCACTTGACGCTCAATTTCATATGCCGTGCTAAGGTATTCTTTTGCTGTCATTTCAACCGCCTTTCTGCACCCTGTCGGTCATTTCCGTTGATATCAGCTCCGACAGGTCAATGCCGTATGTCTCTTTCAGATAGCTGGCGTTGTTATCGTTGTCAAATTCAGCCGCGTCCATGATGTCAAACGTGCTATTCACTGCGTCGATGAATGCACGCAGGCGTTTGCCTTTCCAGCCGTACCACTTGTCTAGCGTCCACAAAACAGTCGCCATTATCTGTTCTGTGATATCCTGCATTATCTCACCCTGCAGTTCGCTATATCTTTTCTGCATTTCCTTTGCGACCTCTTTCTTGATGTCGCTTTGTCTGACGATGTTCGTTCGTGCTTTCATGGCATTTCACCAGCTTCCAGAAATTCAGGGGTGTCGAAAACATTTCCGACAATTTCGCACATATAAAAATCGCTAGGGCATATGTTTGACGTGTCACTTTCTCCGAAAAATCCAGCCTCAGGGTCAAATTTAATCTCAAAAACTTTTTTGTCAATATGTTTTGAAATATTTCTGTCGCACAGGCAGAGATCCCCTTCAAAAATTTTATTGCCGTTCGTGTCGGTAAGACCTGTGTACTGACCGACAGTTTCAGGGTCAACCGAATATGTTATCGGGATTGTATCAACAAACTGTTTGTCATTGAAATCATCGATTACCAGATTGTCGCAAATGATGTGTTCAAAATTAACACCCTTGTCCTTGAAATATGGACGTTTTCTGATAACGTAATAACCACTTGCCCATTTGCCATTGGCAATGCGCTTGCCTCTAAATAGTATTTCTCGCATTGCCGTCTCTCCTTGTTGCCAAACTTTCAGTGCCATTTTTTTGCACCTGTGCAGGCACTGCCACGAACGACCACTCGTAAGCTTCAAGCGGCTCGTCAAGAATGTGATAACACAGCTTACCGCCGTATTCACCGCCCTTTTCATGGTCACAGCCGCCCTTATACAAATCCGCTCCGCATACAGAGCAAAGCTTCTTTCCCATGGTGCAGCTAACGGATACCTCTTTCTTTATTCCGCCCTGGATCTCGCTTATAAGATCGCCGTTAGAAGCAGTACGCACCATGTAAGCCTTTGCCATAAGCCTGCGGTAGACCTCTCCGTCTGTCGTAATTTTCCCAGGCAGAGTTTCCACCCATGTGTCGAATATTCTAGCAGTCTGCTTTGAGCTTTTAGGATCATGATCGAAAATACCCGTTCTGCCCTTAAAAAGCTCCGCAAGCTTCCTCAAAGCACCTGATGAAAACTTTTCACCATCTCTGTCAATGTCATTGTCACAAAGCGCCACCCTGAAAACAAAGACCTTGTCCTCCGTTAGCGGCTCTCTCACATAGTCGTTTATCTTTTCAAGCTCCTCGCCTGATACTGTTTCGCTCATTGCATTTCCTCCTTTATAGTTTTTCTTGTTCTTCTTTCTTATCAACCTAGCTCCGCAGTTAGGGCAGTATGGTGTTACATCGCATTCATCATGCCCGTACCAACCGCAGACCGAACATACAGGAATTTTTAATGTTATACGTTTCATCATAATCATAATTTTTTGATTAACGTTTTTATCATCTACAATAGCACAGCTATGACCATTAGTGTACTCTTCTTTTATGCCAACCTTGTTGCTTGGCACGAGCTTTGTTTTTTTGTGAAATTTCCATTCTCCATGCTTAACCTCCTGCACGTCTGCAGTAGGCTGTTCGTTGATTATATCAGCGATACTGCTGTTATCACCCAGAATGCCTGTTATGCCCTTTTCGTATATCGGCATACACGCCGCCGATAATTCGTTAATCAGATTGTCTGCATCGATGTATCTTGCCATATGTTATACCTCCAAATCATCAAATGTCAGCTGGTTGAAATCTTCGCCTAGCCACCAGCGAAAAACGTCTTGCCCTGTTTGCCATGACATTTTAGCTGATCTCCCAAGTTTTTTTCTACGTTCTAGCATTCTATCAAATGCCGTTATATAATTTTGTTTGTATTTCGGATATCGTTCAAATTCAACGTATCTATGTTTCCCTGCTATAGGACAGCCAACGCAACCTATACGATTAAAACCGCATTCATACAGCGGATTTGATTTGCAACCATAGTAGTGCAAAAAATCCCACACATCATCATCAGACCAGTCGACTATAGGGTTTACCATAGTTTTCGTTGTGCGATAGCAGTGTTCAACCAACCTACGATTTTTGTCGTTATCATCATTAAAAATGATTCCACCCTGATACGTTTGTTGATATTCTGTGCCTATTTCATCAGCTGTTTTCATCGTTGATTTAGGTTTTCCGACAACTTTAACGACGTCCACTGTTTCTCTACGACGTCGACTTTCAGACCACCTAACACCCGTGACAACAACACGTCCTGTGCCGCCACGTTCTTTTAATTCGCTGCAGCAATATCTCGCAAGGCGTGTCGGAGGCATTAGTTTTTTAACAATCAAATTCCACATTGTAACATGATTGCCGTTCTTGTCATACGCCTTGTCAATTCTGACATCTGGCTGAGATTGAATATACCTCACAGTTTCGGGCGCATCAACAGTTGTCAGATTATGTACTGCTTCAAATTTAACACCTGCGAGTTGTGCCAAAATTTTGATACAGTCACTATCTTTTCCGCCGCTATATGCTAGATAATATCTGTCCGCAGGTTCAAACGCTTTCAAACGTTCGATAGCCTTTTGTTCTTTTGCACTATCCATATAGCCTCCTAAAAAGTTACAGTCACATTCAACACTGCCGCCGCTAACCAGTAGACGGCTTTCTTGTAGTCTTTCTGCACGGCGTATATAATTGCCGCTCCCACGTCTAGCAAAATCAGCAGGAGCGGGAATATGTATTCAGGTTTGATTTTTGTCATTCTATCCCCACCAATCTGACACCGGAATATTCAACCCTAAGTGCCTGTGAATTAAATAAACAAACCGGGGCGAGCCCGTGACTGCTGTACGCACCGTTGCTGTGGACAGCTCCTGTCGGGCTGACGTAACGCACGTAGCGAGCGAGGCCAGTGTCACACCTCCACGGAGTAAGCGTCCACATGCATTCTTCGAAGAGTGGCACATAATCTCTATACTTGCGGTACTGGTCGCAAGTGAGCAGCGTTATATAATCTTCACACGTTCCGTAAGCTTTATCGCCGTTATCTGCGACAAGGTCAGACGTTTGCTTTATAAGATGCTCCGTGTTAAAATGTTCCTCGAGCACATCTTCGTTAAGAAAGCGGCGGAGAGTGGATTTCTCCCAGTTGTTGCAGCCGTCCTTGAACTCCTCGTTAAAACGCTTTATGCACCAACACTCAGCCGTTATCGCTAAGTAGTTGCCGTTGATAATGTCAAGGCATATAAAGTCTATACCCTTGTATTTAAACTTCGTTCCAGGTTTTAATTTGATTTCAACCATTTCTTTATCCCTCCTCAAACTCAGGACACTCCGTCACAGTGTATGAATGTATCATGCCCCCTTTTTGAGCCTCATACATTCTGTGCTGATGTGTCTTCCAACCGACAACAGGCTGTCTGTCTGTTGACCAACTGCACCCTGTCATTTGTTCACCTGTTAGCTTGTCCCTCTTTGGCACTGCGTGTTTACAGTACCAACAAAGCGTTGTAGCAGCGCTGCATTTTACAGCTTCTATCTTGTCTTTGAATTCTTCACAGACAGGGTGCTGATAGTTGACTACCATTGGTTTTAGGCCGAATTTCATTTGACGAACGCACAGTCCGTATTTTCCGTTCTTCCTGCCGCAGTTGTCGGGTGATCTGTTAAAATATTTGCAGCTTGTGCAGAATTTGTTGTTACCCATGTTACTTGCCCTCCTCATACGGACCCAGCCCCGACAGCACATCAAACATATGCTTGATAAACTCTATCAGCTCTTCACGGCTCTTCTTTTCAAATTCCGCATAGGGGCGGATAAATTTTTCCATTTCACGCATAACACGCACGCTGTCATTAAATGCAGCTATCACGTTTTCATTAGGTTCGCTCTGCTTTATTTGCTTGTCCAGTTTCTGCGTCAATGCGCTTTTGGCTTTTGCCGCTTGCTCCGCAGGAATGTTGTTCAGTGTGGCGGTTTTGTACAGATAGTACATAGCCAGCCAGTATATTTCATCAAAAATGTTGCTATCGTTTGGTAGCTCTTCACCACGATATGCCAGCTTGTCGATTTCTGACCTTTCCATGTTTTTTCACTCCTCTTTTTTGTGATTTTAAAATGGCGGTAAATCTTCGTCTTCGGCCGTGTCAACATCTTTGAAGCAGCCGTAGATCCTGCCCCATTCAGCATTGTTACAGCCGATACGTTTACAAATCTGGCTGTAGGCAACCTTGATATTATCTGCCACGTTGCCTGTTAATCGGTTTTTTACAATGGCAATTTTACTTTGAAAATCTTCCTTGTCATCGTCGCTGTTTTTGCTATATGTTAAAACCAAATCGACCCTATTTGTGATATCACCCGAACCGCTGACGCTATCTGCATTCAGTTCAATGCCGTCTGCGGTTTTGCGTGGGTGCGCTATCAGTATGATAGCTACGTTATATTTGACCGCTATGTATTTAACAGCATTTACAAAATCAGACTGCGCCCGATACAATTCTTTGCTGAGGTCAACGTCTAGTGCCGTCATGAGGTTGTCAATCAGTATCAGTTTGACATTAAATCTGCGGATAGCCGTTTCAATCGTACCCAGCAATGATATCTTGCCGTCACGTTTCGCATTGTCGCCGTCAAGTTTGATTTCAGCCGTCACAGCTGTGTTGTCAAATATGTACGCCCTATCATCATACCAGCGGTTGATTTTGTCGACCACATCATCAGGTATGTCATAGGTTTCATCGCCATATTCGTTGACCGAACGTATAACATTTTGTTTTCCTGCAATTTGAAGATCCAGCCAGCGTTTGAAATGATAGTCAGGTAATTCGCCCGAATAAACGAAAATCGAATACGGATTGCCGTCGAGATCTGATTGGTCTAGTGCATTTGCGATTATTTGCGACGCTAACGTTGATTTACCCTCACCACGCTTGCCAGTGATAACTACCACCTGCCCCATATAGATACCGCCGATATATCGGTCAACATCGTATATGCCAGTTCTGATATGTTCTTGTTTGTCAAGATTTACCGCCTTGACCTGCGACAGCTTTTTGACAGCCGTGACAGGTATTTCTTCGGCGTTGTTCACAGCGTCGCATATCGCTTTACAGCCGTATTTCTGCAGAATAGCGTTTGCGTCCTTTTCGCCCAGATAATCTTGCGCCCTGACAACTTTCAATTTCTTGTGCGGAAATGATGTTGTAAACTGGTCAACCAATGTTACATGGCCGTGTTCATGGTCTCCGAAAATTACGATTTCGTCGAAGCTGTCTACAAAATCATAGCAGAACGGCACCCATGTTTTATTACTCTGGCCGCCTGGCACAGACACCGCATTATCTATCTGGCAATCTGCCACCGACAGACTATCTATCTGCCCCTCTGTGACTATTAGCCTATCATGTTTTCCTGTGCATCGGTTCATGCCGAACAGTATCGGTTTTGTGTTCTTTTCAAACCACTCTTTTTGATTGTCTCTGCCCTTGACAAAATCTGTCTTGCGGTATTTGACCGATGTCAGCACGTTATTTTCATCAAAAAACGGAAACATCAGCAAATTGTCACGTTTATCACCGACAGTAATGTTGTATTTCCGTGTGGTGATCTCCGAAATTCCCCTTGACCGCAGGTATTCAACCGCCTTGTCACGTGTGACTATCTTCACAGGCGGTAGCGTGCGGTATTTCTTTTTCTGCTCGTCGTCAAATTCCAGTGGATAGTTGAAATCCCTAGCCAGCTGTACGAAATGACCTGTCATGCCACAACTGCTTCGGAAACACTTGAACGCTCCTGTGTCAAGATTCACAGAAAATGTATCTTTGTCATGACCGCCCCCATTGCAGTACGGACAGTATTTGAAATACAGTTCACGTCCCTTGCGGTGCGTTTCTGCATTCAGTGCCACAGCCAGGCCGACCACATCATCATCACGCATTGTATATCCCATGTTTTTTCACCTCATTTAAAAATCTGTCCTGCCTGGATTGTCCGTCCGCCTGCCGTTTGTGTGCGCTGCGGGAGCAGCATATATTTCTTTATCTTTGTTATACTTTGTTGCTTTCTTTTCATTGGTGCCCTTAGCCTGCCCACAGCCTGCCCCTTGCCTGCCCTTAGCCTGCCCAACACCCTGCCGCTTGTCTTGATACTTGTCATAGCAAACCACGGTATAAACGCTATATCGTGGATATTTTGAGACTGCCACTTCCCCTGTCTCAATTAGATGTTTTATTGCTGTCCTTACGCTTTTTACTGACAGACCTGTGTTTTTGGCAATGCTTGGATAACTTGTGGCTATCTGTCCACGCTGAATTGTGATGTTTTCAAAATCATGCGGTTCATAATTTGCCTGCAAAATCAGATATAAAAACACTACCAATGTGTTCGGTTCACGAAACCAACGCCATGCGCATATTTTTCGTTCTAGTGTTATAAATCCATTTTCTAGCATTTAATCACCGCCCAATTTCTGAAGATAATCCCTCAAGGCGTAGTATAGTATCGCCTTTATCAGCGTGCCACTTTCTTCTTTCCGACACGCTATGATCGTGATGTTATATCGTGCCTGCCATGAACAAAACGTTGCCAATAGTGCCTTCGGTGGCATTTTACTGCGGTAATTGTGTAGCAGGATATTTTCCCACAGCCTATCATCTTCGACCATTAAAAACACTTTTGCATGGTCTTCAATCGACCGCTTGAATTCACGGTCAAAACGCTCTCGCCCTTTCGTGAAATTGCCCACTATTTCGTCCAAATTCGCCTTACGCTCAATAACAACGCTTTGTGCAAGGCTTACAGGCTCGCTATTAGGCTTTACGGCTTCACAAGTATAATCACCATAGTCCAACTTGTGCTGTGTATATGGCGTTTCTGTGGCTTTCAGAGCCTTTTCAATATGTCCCCACTTTTGCTCTCGACTATCAACGATAACCGAGAACGTTTTAAGTGTGGCGTCAATGTCTATCGGGTGCATCAGAATGGCACTGCGTCATCGCCTGCGTTGATTTCAACGAAATCAGACAGATTGGCGTTCGGATCAAAACTGTCATTGCTAGCTGTTGACGGCTTGTTTTTCAGCTCTTCACGCTTTGGAATTGTGAAATTGCCACTGCGGATATCATTTGCAGGTACAAAACGCTTGCACTGCGTAAACCAGCCTGTCTTACCGTCCTTTTCCCATTCCTTTTCGTTGAAAAGAGCACCTACGAGTTTGCCTTTCAGGACGTTTTCGTCCCAATCTCTTTCACAGTCGATATGTAGATTAGCATTTGAATTTTCAAACGCCTGTATCTGAGACTTGAAATAACCCAGCGACTTCTTGAACTTGGTCTCGTCACCTGTGTTATGCGGTATGCTCAGGCGCATTGAACCCTTCCACTTCTTGTTCTCCCACTCATCAGGGGTAGCCTTATACAGCTTGTCAAAAAAGCCCTTGAATTCGCCCTCTGCGATGTCAAACTGAATCGCCAGCCTGCTACCCCAGTCAGTGGGTTCAACCTTGACGTTGAGAATTTTTACCACATATCCGCCTGGCTGGAGCTTTGGCAGCTCTGAAAAACTTGTTGCTTCTGCCTGCTTATAACCTGTGATTCCTATCATTTACTTTTCCTCGCTTTCTGTATTGTTTGGAGTTAAATTCCAATACTCTCTGATTTTGGTGTCTACGAATTTCAAATCATTTTCGATTTCATCGTCAAACATATCTTCGGGTGATTTTGCAGTTGAAATTCCCCTGGATTGCGTGATGAAATAGTGATGGTTTTCGTCAGCCGTGCAAAAAAGCACGATCGAAAACAACCCTTCAACCGTCAACTGATTATCCAGCATCTTGCCGATAGTTTTTGCTTTGTACTTGCCGCCGTCGGTTAGTTCGACATGGTGCAGAAAATACACGATAACGTCTGACGGCAGGTCATTTATAACAAATTCTATTAGCCGTTCAAAACTGACCGCCATATCAGTGAACTTTCCGTACCCTAGTTCTTTTGCCTTGTCAAAACTGTCAAATGCCATGAGATACTGGCTATCATCAATGGCAAATGCCTTTGATTTCGATTGAAACATAGCCGCCTTGATAACATCATAACGGCTCTTGCCTTTGTTTGCCTTGACAAGTTTTGCCACCGAAAGCGTCGCAAGACCATTGTTCTTGAACGGCAACGGCTTGCCAGCGACGTTGAAAATGCTTATCTCGCCTGGCTTGAAATTTTTGAGGGAACGGCTCTTACCACTGCCACTTTCCCCCTCGATTAGAACAGGTAGTCCCATGTTTTATTCCTCCTCTTTGATTTCCAGTGGGCATTGAGCACCCACGAACGTGTCTGGTAAAAATACGATTTCGTCGGTCAGATTGCACCGACCAGAACGGCGGCTGAAAAATCTGCAATACTTGCAGGCGGCGTATATCACGTCTTTGCTGTCGACAGGGAATGCGGTTTCGACTACCGCATAGCCCCTGACATATTTCTGAACGCCGTTTTCAAAAGTGGTACTCATAGCAGGTTCAGATCCTCCTCTTCATATTCAACTCCTGCCAGTTCGGCAAGGTCATAGATTGAAATATCGTCGTTCTGGTTGATTTCTTCAATCAATATCTCACGGAAACAGTCCTTGCAGTAGTCCTTGCCTTCATAGCAGAAAACATTTTCGCTTGCAAGGTCTAGCTGTTCTCTGCATTTGTCGCATTCGACCACAGTATAATTGCGGTCTCTTCCACAGCACCTGCATCCGTCAGGACAGCCGACACAATCATTAGCTGTGTAACGCATTTAAACTGCCCCCTTATAGCTGAAAAATGCGATATTTTTGTACATGAAATACGATTCAGTTCCGTTTTCCAGCACCTCAGCACCGACCTCTTTTGCCACAGCATGAATGTCAGGTGGAAATATCTGAACACCCGATATTATTCCGCCAGACGTCCACACGTCGCCTGTCATCATAGGGTAAACGCCATCGGTAACAGTATCGTATAACTGTGTTTCCTTCATTTTCTGCTCCATTAATGCCATGTCAGCCATAGCGTCAAGCCTTTCTTTTACTGTCATGTTTTCGACCTCTCCTTTCCAATATTGCTGGCTCCGCCAGCTTAAAATCTCTGCAGGGGTAACGCCTGCTACTCTCCAAACAACCTTTCAGGCGTTTGCAGTCAAGGCAAGAGTAGTTAGTCACTATGCTCACCTCTCAGCCTCTCGATATTTTTCTTTAAAGCTACGATATATCCCGTCAGATACTCGTTTGGGTAGTCATCAAGGGCTGTTTCTGCTATTGCCTTTAGCTCCTCTTGACAAATGTCAAGAAGTGTGCTATCGTTAAGGTGTATGTTATCGGTATCTTTTGATACCTCCGAGCTTGTGCCTGTTGCCGCAGGTGCAGGCTCGTTTTCTTTAAGGTAGTGCATAACAGCTTTGTTGATCTCTGGCTCTACGCTGCATTCCCATTTCCCTTGCTCGTCAAATGGACATCCTTCACAGTTCTTCGTCATGTAGCAGCATTCAAATGCCTTTATTGTTTCTTCTCTCGTCAGCATTCTTTTTCCTCCCACTCGAAACGACCTTTACCGCTGTTACGCCACTGACCGATACCTCTCAGCCTGCCATAATCCAGCCACTCTCTTACGGCTGTTTCCATATCGTCTTTTAGAATGTCGATTGTGAACTCAACTGTTGCTCCTGCAGGCACTGTTTCGGAGTGTGCCAGTGCGACACGTTCGCCCTGCGGTGTGCTTGCCCTCAGCGGTCTTTGACATTCGCCCATGCCGCCCTTGAATTCGTATGGGATTTTTCGTTCCTCGACGAAGATAAGTCCGTCAATCTCTTTCTTGTATGCCTTGATTTTTGAACTAGCCGTGCCTGATACCTTTTTCAGAACACCGCAAGCGTCTTTGAAAAAGCCTTTTACCTGATAATCCCACAAGAATGGTGTGCCGTCTTCCAGTGTCGGGAACACTGTCATGGACTTTTCGACTACCTCAGCCACGCCAAGCGCGGCTATCTCTTCCTCACGGCTCTTTGCGTCAGGTGCTTTCGACGCGATGTACTCATCGTGGATTGTGGTTGTTGCGTTTGCCGTTCCCAAAATCTCTTCGGTGAACGTCAACTTTACTTTGATTTTTTTCATGCTCATGTCTTTTGACCTCCGTTAAATGTTAATTTTTTCTTTGCGTGACAAATCTTTGCTAGGCCCTTGCGTCGCTATGCTACTCAATGCCTTAGCTCTGCGTGATAGTGCCGCAGCCAAACTTGTTTATGCTAAACCCTCGCTTTTCAATGTTGTGTCGTGCTTGTCCTATCTCAGCGCTTCCCAGCAATGCCTTTGCAAAGTGTCGCTCTGTCGTGCCTTAGCGACGCAATCCTTTGCCAGGCCGTTGCTCTGTGTAACATCGCCAATCTGCACCCTGCAATGCCTTTGCCTTTCGAGGCTGAACTTTGCAATACTTAGCCTTTGCTACACTCTACCTTGCAAATCATAGCGATTCGTAGCCGTTGCAAATCTATGTCAAACGAGGCTATGCCTTTGCTTAACAAATCGGAGCCGTGCTTTGCCGTTGCCTATGCTTTGACATTCTTTGCTAAACCCCACTATGCCGTGCCGTTGCTTTTCTATGCAAAGCCCTGCCTTTGCATTCCGCAGCCGTTCACAGGTTCGCTTTGCCGTAGCCAATGCTATTCATAGCAAATCCGTTGCCATTCTACGCCAATCACAGCTATTCCGTTGCGTTGCAAATCTAAACTCTGCCGTCGCTGTTTTCGTCGTCGCTGTCATCATCATAGTCGTGTTCCCATTTGTGCTGGTCTATAATGCAGGCTATGAACAGTATCACGGCATAGAAAACTGTCAGTATCACGATTGTTGCGCCTATGATACAGGCTATAAACATACCATCTGACACTTTACCACCTGCCCTTTGTGGAAATCTCGACCTTGACAACAGGTCTTGCGGTTTCCTTCATTGCCTGCTCCAGCTCCTCACGAATTGCGGTTTCGGCTGTCTCTTTGATATTGCGATACAGCCCATATACCGCTAGTGCGAATAGCGCCACACATAACGCTATTGCAGCCACGAATCTGATGATCTCTAACGTTGCTATCATGTTGTTCATTTTCGTACACTCCTTTCCTTGCAATACTCTGCAAAGATTTCTTCGGGGTTCGCCCCGATTATCCTGCAGTACGCTACGATTTGTTCAGCATTCATGGTGCCGAACTGCCGTTCCCACCTGCTCACGGCTGTCTGTGTCATGCTCAGCCGTTTTGCGATCTTTGCCTGTGTGATATCATTGTTGGCTCTGATAGACCTCAGCCGTTTGGATATCACGTCATTGGCTGTTATTTTCTTTGCAGGCATTGTTTTCACCCCTTATCCGCTGATTTCTAGTGGTTTAACGTCAAGAATACAGTCCACTGAAACACCGAAGATTTGATGCAGTGCTATCATATCAGCTACCGCAATGTTTGCACCGTCCTGCCAACGATAGTACTTGTTGCGTAAACGGCTATCATCATTTACATTTGAACCGTTCAGCACCGATACGTTTCGTATCAATTCTTCTACAGTGTAACCCTTTGCTTTTCGCAGTGTTTCAAGATTTTTGTACTTCATTACTTTCGCTCCTTTCGTTTATCACTGTAATCATTATAATACATTCCGTATCATTTGTCAATACGTTTTGGCACATTTTTTAATACAAAATGGCACAAATTTTCATGTTAAAACTTGTGCAAAACGACAAAATGTATTATTACACATTGACAAATGGTACAAAATGTACTATAATAATAAATGAAAGGAGGGCTACGATGTACGGCAAGCGTATGTGTGAGCTGCGACAACAGCAAGGACTATCGCAAAAAGAAATCGGCATAAAGGTAGGCGAAAAACTTGGCACGCCACCCCTTGCACCGAACACGATAGGCAAGTATGAAGCAGAAATGCGAGAGCCAAGCAACGATACGTTGATTGCACTCTCGCAAATCTTTGGAGTCTCTGTGGATTATCTTCTCGGTGTTACGGACCTCGAAAATAATGCCATAGTCGACGATATTATACGAACTGTTAAAACGTTGTCAGCAGACAGCCTCAGGTCGCTTTTGAAGATATTAAAATATCTGAAATGGCAAGAGGATCATCAAGAAGAGGAGCATTAATGCCCCTCTTTTTTGTTCTTGCGTCCTGCAGGTCTTTCATAGTGTGCAGGATTTCGGCTAAAATTTGCAGTTTTTCTTCGTCTTCTTTGGTAATTGCCATATGTACTCCTCCTATGATTTATAGAACGTACGTTCGATAAGCCTATTATATACCATGTTATCACGGCTGTCAATACCCTTTTTATGTACTGTCCGAAAAATCGGACTAGAATAAAAAGATGTCAAAAAGTATTGCAAAATATGCGTTAAAATGCTATAATATACATGAAACACACATATATAGGCTATGTGTAAATTGTAGCATTTTTATGGCATAAAATGCAAGCGTGTTTATAATATCGAACATTATTTGTTGAAACTGAACAAATCGTCAAGCCCACATTTTAACGATTTTGCCAATAGCACAGCCGTTGAAATGCGTGGGTCAACGTTATAGCGTTCTATCTGGTCAATTTCAGAAAAACTAACGCCTGACAGTTCGGATAGCTGGCGCAGTGTCAAACGTTGTGTGCGACGTATATCACGCAGATGTGTTTCGTATATCACATATATCACCTCTAGGGCTAGTATGTCCACCAGAGCCGTGATTATTAAAAAAGGGGCAGAAAACATGGGATTACGTTTTAGAAAATCAATCAAACTTGGCAAAAATGCGAAGTTGAACATCAACAAGAAATCCGTCGGTATGAGTGTCGGTGGAAAGGGTGCAAGATACAGCGTCAACAGTTCAGGGCGGCGCACAAAGTCTGTCGGTATACCAGGCACAGGGCTGTCATATGTATCAACATCTGGCGGCAGGAAATCGTCCAGCCGTAGGTCTCACGGCCGCAAAGCAAGTGGCACGTCAAAGGGCGGTTGCCTGCTGGTAATAATCATTTTCTGTGCTATATCAGTTATAGTCTACGGAATAGCGCACCTATTCGGCTATAGGCGGCCGACAAAGGTTGAATGGACTAATGACAACTATTCTATCGCACTGAACGATTATAATCGTGACTATAGCCACATAATCTATTTGCGAATCACAGGTGAAACCGACGCAGAGGGCGTTGATCCGAAAGATATAAAAATTGAAATCAGCAATCCTGACGTTTGTCAGTTAGAATATGATGATAGCGGTGCATATGTCACCTATGATGTGAAACCCCTGAAAGACGGCTTTGCGGACGTGACCGCCACATATGACGGTGTGACATCAGACCCTATCACAATCACAGTGGATATGGGTGAAAAAGTCACTACTACCACCACGACAACAACTACTACCACGACGACGACAACCACCACCGAAGCAATCCCTGCGACAACTACCACGCAGGACCCAGCAGAAACAATTGTATATATCACGGCTTCGGGCGACAAGTATCATAACAAATACTGCAGATACTATGATGATACCTGCACACCAATGACCCTGCAGGACGCCCAGAACGCAGGCTACAAGCCTTGCAAGGTGTGCGGCGGATAAACATACCGCACAACAAAAAAGCCCCCACAGAGCGACCTGTGAGGGCGTGTACAACCGACCTAGCAAGAGATGATACTATAATAGTAGGAAGTACCCTATTATTCTATCATAAATTGAAAACATTGTCAAGATAATAGGAGGAATTTTACATGGCAACAGCGAAGAAATTACCAAGCGGAAGTTATCGTGTGAGAGTGTACGATAAAAACACCGGTAAATACAAATCTTTCACGGCCGAAACGAAAAAAGCCGCCGAGCTTGCGGCGGCGGAATGGCTGATAAAATGTCAGGACGAAGAAAACCAGCAAATAACATTCCAGACCGCAGCTGAAGAATATATCAAAATAAAAACGCCTGTGCTATCACCCACCACGATACACGGCTATCAGACTATCCTGCGTAACAATGTTGACAGGTTGAAAGATATTCCAATTGATGAGGTTACGCCGCAGCTAGTGCAGGACTGGGTAAACGGTTTGACCGTTGAAAAATCGCCGAAAACTGTTCATAACATCTATGGTTTTTTTACAGCTGTTATGTCATACTATGACGTGGATATACGGTTAGGAAAAATTCGTTTGCCACCCAAAACGAAAAAATTTAAAATTCTGCCTGATGTTGAAACCGTAGTGGGCCTGTTCCGTGGGTCAGATATAGAAATCCCTGTGCTGTTGGCTGTATGGGGCGGTATGCGTATGTCGGAAATACTGGGTATCCGCCGCAAGGACCTATGCGGTGATGTGTTGACACTGTCGCAGGTGCGTGTCACAGTTGGTAAGGAAATAATTGACAAAGAACAGGCTAAGACCTACAACAGTCGCCGACAGCTACGGCTAGGGCAGCCGATAGTAAATCTAATAGACAGCCTAAACCTGCAACCCGATGATTATGTTGTGACCTACACCCGAAAACAGGTGTACGGCCGTTTCGTCAAAGCAATGCGATCGGCAGGCTATCAGATCACATTTCACGATCTACGCCACATCAACGCCAGCGTTATGGCAAAACTAAATGTTCCTGATGTATACGCTATGGAACGTGGCGGTTGGAGCAACACCAGCACATTGAAATCGGTATATCAGCAAACGTTTGACACAGACCGCCAGCGTATTGACCAAACCATTGATGACTATTTTCAGGACATATATGGCACGAAATATGACACGAAAAATATAAAACAGCGTAAAAACATAGTTTGAATAACATTTGCCGTGGGTTCAAGTCCCGTCACCTCGACCAGTCACTCGCCGTGACGGGCATTGTCCGTCATGGCTTTTTTTATTATCAGAACTTAACGCCGCAGGGAGAGTTTTTGTATTACCTAAACAAGTAGGGTTATGCTTTGAGGAACCGAAAAGCGTAACTCTTTTTTTGTATGTTCCACATAGCAAACGTGCCTTATGACTAGCATTAAGGCACTTTATCGATTCAATCTTTCCCCAACCTCTCCGAAATCTCCAGCACAAGCTTCTGATCCTTCTCAGAAAGCCTCGATACGCTGTCAACTATTTTCTGCGTTAGTGCAGGATTTTTGCTGCCATCGTCGAAAAACTGCTGATGATAAAGATATAGAGCAGATAAAACGAACCATGCTTGAACGTGTCGAAAGTATCGAGCCTAGAATAAGAGATTATGCAGAAGAATGGCATATCAACATATTCAGACAAAAAGATCTCCGTTGGAGATATAAGAAAAACTCAGCTTATCACTACATATGGTGTTGGCGCTATAGTTGACTTTAAGAACGATACTGTTGTTATCGCTTCTACCGACGATTGGGACTATTCCCCTAATGACGCTGATGAGGTAGAAAATCGAAAAATATTCATCTTTTTAAGGAGCTTCATCAGCTTTTTGGCTTCTTCTTTTGTGATATGAGTTGTTACACCTTTAGATATCACGCCGTCTTTATCCAACAGCTTTATGCTGCTAAGCGTTTGTAAATATCCGCACCACATTGCATACAGCGCTCTGATTTTCACTTGTGCTACTTCTTCTTTCCCCAAAAACAAATCAAACAGAATATCCACCACGTCTTTTACAAGAATGAATATCACCGCCGCCACCTGTCCCCCAAGAGAGCGGCGGTATCTACACCACGCTACTTTTCAGTAAGATATTCATTTCTGTCAAACAACTGCTCAATTGAAAGATTTTTAAACCTCGGAATGTTGTATCCAAACGGCGAGTTGAGAGCCTTTACAAAGTCTTTCGTATAGCCGTGATTTTTTAAAAGATCGTCCTCATACTTTATTTTATCTTCTTGCTTTGTGTCATTTTCCCTTTTCGTGATACAGCGCTGCATAACATAATGATAAATGGAGAAGTAAGAATCCACTGTACGAATATCTCCTATGTATTCTTTCAGTTCACGAACTACAGTAAGATGAGCAATACAGTTGCGGTATTTTCTTGTCATGCTGCTGTCTGCATTATTGATATCAACTTCAACGCACTTGCGCAGCCGCTCGTTCTTTTTCAAGAACAAATTCGGCGACTTATCACAAAGTTCACAAAGCGTCTGTGAAAGTATCCTGTAGTCATTTTTCAAGTTCTTTGAAGCCAACTCAGGAATTATTTCCTTATACAGCCCAAAATCACGTTCAAGGCAGTGTATCGCAATAACATACCTTGCATTGACATTCACAAGATTTTTCACCAGCAGATACATGACCGTAAGATAAAGCCCGATAACAGCCTTTGCCCTCTCCTTAGCCACGTTTTCTCTGCCCTTTGCCTGCTGTTTCACATTTTTGAAATCATCAAATCTGATGTTCTTTATCATTCTCGCAAGCTCACTGCGCTTTGCTTCCAAAGAGCTGTTCATGTCAGGAAATTCCACACAACTCTTGTAATAACGTTCTATCTGCGTGTCAGGGATACCCCCAAGAACAAACATGACAACTTTCTCATTCTTAGCCACTTCTCTTATCTTCTGAGCGTTCGCATACTTGATAAGGTATACAAACCGAGATGACTCGATAACATTGTTTGTTATGAAATTTCTCAGACCATGTATGCCCTTGCCTTTTTCTTTAAGCTTTAAAATCTCGCTTATCCTATCGTCCGTGATCTTGTCGTCTATACCGAGTATAGTCAGTGCGTCACGGAACATCGTAAGCTTCGCCGAAGCCGCAGGCTTTCTCATGGAAGCAATGTTCTTTACGATAAAAAGCTCGTTGGTTATCCTCTGGCTGTCATTAAACAGCTTGTAGCCCGCCGTAAGCTCACACTCAACATCAACAGCAGAGCTTTTCATTATCTTCAAAAACTCCTTGATGTTATCAAACTTGCTGATAAGCGTTGTAAGAAGATCGTTTATCTCCTTGCCGTCAAGAAAATATGTGAGCATATATATCATTTTGGAGAAATACAAAAGGTCAGACGCATTCTTCTTTTCACTGTCAAGGATTTTCTCATCAAAATCCATGTCAGCCTTGCCAAGCTCCTTGATAACGTCACCGTTCATGTGGTCGGCGATATTTTCAAAATCATTCCTGAATTTGCCCCAAAGCTTTGCCGCTTCATCAGCATATATCCCCTCTTTTTCATCATCGGTCATTGAAAAACGCAGTTTGCGCACAAGAGATTCGCCTGCGGCAATGTCATTTCTGTAGTAGTTGCAGAAAAGCAGGAAATCCATAAGCTTGTACATCTTTGAGCGCACAGAGTCATATTGCTTGTCCTTAAATCTGAAGCCGTATTCCTCCAGCATTTTCTCACGAAGCTTTTTGATAGAAAAACCGAGATTTTTCTGAGATTTAAGCACAATGAAATCATAATAAAGGCGTATGATATCATCAGCCTCATAGCCTTTCATCATATCAATAAGCAAGCTGATATTGACCTTGTTGCCCTGGATAAAGCCCTTATTTATAGAATCAAATCTCTCATCTACAAGATAGTCAAGGGTTTCTCTGTATTCGGGATCAATAATGTCAATAAAGCTGTAAAGGTCTTCATCAAGCTTACTTGACTTATCATGGAAAACACTCTGCCTTATCTGTCCCACAATTGCAAGCATATGATAAACACGCTTTTTGTAAGCTTGCGAAACTCTTGTATCCTTTGTCTTTGGCTCTTCAAGACCGAAATAGCCAAGACGCTTAGTTTTCAGCAGGTCATTGAACGTGCTAGAGCTTTTCTTGATATTACCCTTTACCTTATCGGAAAGATTGCTTTTGTCAGGGTGAGTAAAAACTTCATAAGTATTTCTTGCAGAAAGATACCCCATAAAATCATCATAACTTTCAGAATCCTTTATACCAAGCATATTATTCAGCGCATAAACGATATTCGTTACATACACCGCAAGCATCTTTTCGATATCCAGAATGTTGTAAATAAGCTGGATATGTATATTATCATCAAAAGTTTTGCCGAAAAAGCGCTTTTCAAGCTCCGATTTAAGCCCCAGCATATCCCATCTTACAGGCGAGCTTTCACCGCTTCTGTGAGTAGGGTTTGAAGTATTTATCTTCACTCCGCTCCCAAAGCCATGCTTGCTTGAAAAAGTGATGTTTACCTCGTCTACATCACCAAGCTCGATATTGCTGCTGTCCTCAGAGGAAAGCTGAGTTTTGTTGTAGTCATTATTGTCCACCTCATATTCAAGCACAGCAGAATTGCCCTTGCCGAAAGAGGTTATGTACATTTTATTTTCGCTGACAAGAATAGACTTCATTCCTGCCGCCTTGACGGAGGATTTTTTCTTCTCTGCCGCAGGTGCAGCAGCCTCTGCAGCAGGCATGGCAGCGATCGCAGGAATAGCGTTATTATTTATCTCAGCCGCTTTGAGCTGTCTGGCTTTTTTCTGGGCCTCACGCAGCTCTCTAGGCTTCATTTTATTCTTTTTTGCCATAAATATCACTCCTTATATTAGTTATCCCTTAGCGCATTGAGCGTTAAGGGATTTTTTTATTTGTTGGTTTTGATGTTAAACTTTGCCAGTTGGTGCAAATTCGCACCAGTGTAGTAGTTCTTGGTTGCTACTATGACAAGGATCTTGTTTTAGACTAGTGCAAATTCGCACTAGTGTAGTAGAAATATGCTTTTGAGAAAAGCGGTTTGCAGTTTTAGACCAGTGCAAATTTGCACCAGTATAGTAGGACTTTGCAAGCGTCGTGCAGTCGAGTTTAGTTTTAGACTAGTGCAAATTTGCACCAGTGTAGTAGGCACACAGGATGCATCTTTTATTGACGATAGTTTTAGACTAGTGCAAATTCGCACCAGTGTAGTAGGTGCCTCTCCGAATTATCTTGAAGAAATGTGTTTTAGACTAGTGCAAATTCGCACTAGTGTAGTAGCCCCAATCGGCACATACAAGGTAATCGAGGAGTTTTAGACTAGTGCAAATTTGCACCAGTGTAGTAGCGAGCCAGAAATAATAAAAGTAGAGCCAGCGTTTTAGACTAGTGCAAATTCGCACTAGTGTAGTAGGGTTGAAGCAGGCGGTTCAATTACGTTCAAGTTTTAGACTCGTACAAATTCGCACTAGTGTAGTAGGTACAAATTTGAGCTGAGTTTATCACAGGCGTTTTAGACTAGTACAAATTCGCACTAGTGTAGTAGGTCAAAGTTGACAAAATAATCAATGATATTTTGTAATAAAACACCAAACTTATCTTATCGACGCTTTAACACATATATATTATACCATTTTCAGACACAAATGTCAATAGAAAGTGGTTGTTTTACATAAAGCATTTTCATTACCTCCCGTCTGTTGTTATTTCATCTCATTCCCCAATCTCCTTGACAGCTGCGATAGCACAGTCAAGTACAGCTACAATGATAGCCTTAAGGATCGTCTTTCCCATTTTTATCACCTCCTGTCTGTTGTTATTTCATCTCATTCCCCAATCTCCTTGACAGCTGCGATAGCGCAGTCAAGTACAGCTACAATGATAGCCGTAAGGATCGTCTTTCCCATTTTTATCACCTCCTGTCCTTTGTTCTGTATACATTATACCACCTTATCATCGTCAACAAAAGTGTAATTTTCAAAAACTTTTTTGTCTATGTTTTTGCACATTTATCACGTTTTTACGGCATTTATATCACAATTTCAACAGAATAATTTTCTATGATATTGATAAAAAGTACATTTGTGATATAATGGATACAAGAGGTGATAAAAATGAGCATGACCCCAAGCACATTTCTGCCCAAGCGTGAGGGCGGCGTACCATATATCGCAGAGGTGCAATCCATACCCCTCTCACCCTCTGCATATTCCGTCATTATCAAGGACAAGTCCATATTTGAAACAAGCCTTTCCCCTAACGGCAGCGTATCAATGTCCTCATTTCTCACAAGTATATTTGATTCAGCATATATCGCATCATTAAAATACAAAAGTAACGATAACTATAAATATATTGGTATCCCACTTCTGAACGCATTCGTAGAATGGCAGATCGAGGAGATCGATGACGGCCTTGATGATAAAAGCAAGGAGATAATAAAAAGCTATCTTATCTCAAAGCTCTCTGCAAAATACAAAAAGACCAAGACCGAAAATGCAGTGCGAGTAAGGCTAAGCATATGCCGTGACCTTTACGATACACTGAGCAGTGATGACCTTTATTACGAAAACAAGGTGTACAGCTCGACCCTAAGAAGATTTCTGAAAGCCGTGTATGAGGACTATGCCCTGCTGTCAGATTGTGAACGTGAAAGGCTCCTTTTCGCCGACAATATCATAAAAATAAATGAAGTCATCAAACAAAACGGCAGCAGATATTACAGCTTCATTTACGCATATTCTAATATGTACAGCCGTGAAAAGCGCCGCATAAGGCTTATCCCATACCGTATCGTCAGCGACGAATATAAGATGTATAATTATCTTGTCTGCCTGTCCGACGAAAAAAGCGCAGGCAAAGAGTTCAAAGCCGACAGCTATCGCATAAGCAGATTGAGCGGACTAAGCATCGCAGAAAAGCTCAGCCAAAAGGAATACTCCTCCGTCACCGAATACGAACGGCTGAAAGAGGTTCACGTCAAGTCCGTGAAGCACCTACTCAGCGACCCACGTTTTGGCAGTGATGAGAGCGATATCTCCAAAGTGTACCTCACCGAAAAAGGCGTTGAAATGTTCGGCAAAATACTCTATCAGCGCCCCATACTGAAAGGCAATGAAAAGCCCAAGCCCAACGCTGTCAACGAGTTCATCTCCCCGCCTATTCAAGTCAAATACTATTTCAATAAGTTCGGCAAAGACGGCGTTATCATATCCCCAAGCGACTCGTTTGAAGAAATGAGAACGCTGTATGTCGAGGGTGCTGAGGCGTATAACCGAGAAGTTGAGATGTGAGAATATAAATGAAAATTATAGCAAAAAAACACCCCCATGCAGAAAACCTCTGCATGGGGGATATTTTATAAACGATAAAAATTATTTCTTAGTAGTCACACTCTTTGAAGCCGACCAAGCGCCGTAGTATTTCGTACCCTTTACAGTTGTGTACGAACGAACACGAACGTAATATTTCTTTTTGCCTGAAAGCTTTGAAACAGTGGTCTTGTCGGTCTTTTTGTTTGTTATGGTAACTTTCTTTGCACTTGTGAACTTTGAGTTGGTAGCGTACTGAATCTCGTATCCGGTAGCCGAGCCTTTCTGTGCCCAGTCCACAAAGAAAGCCTTGCTCTTAGCTGTGAGCTTCTGTATCTCCTGCTTTGCAGGATTTATCTTGAACGTCTTTATGACAGTGCCTGTGTAAGAGCCTTTTCCTGCGATTTTTACAGTGGCAGTGCCTATTTTC